GAGTAGTTAGAAACCTAGTGATCCCTCAACATTTATATAATAGCAAATATTTCATCAAGTGGGGGAAATAGTGGACAGAATGTTGACTGGCACACGCTCTTGAATTAGGTTGTTATACTCTTCATGCAATTCACATCCAATATAATACCTACCCAAACTCCTTGCTACCATTGCTGTTGTGCCACTTCCCATAAATGGATCAAGCACAATATCATTCTCCTCACTACCTGCTAATATGCAAGGAGTTATTAACTCAGGTGGGTAAGTTGCAAAATGAGCACCTTTATATGATTTGTTAGTTATACTCCAAACTGACCTTTTATTTGCCTTTGAGTATGATTTAGTAAGACCAGAATGAGGTTGTAAACCTGTGCCTTCATTATGATATTTGCCATTAGTTCTATCTCTTGTACCCCAATCTTTAGCAGGTACTTTAATACTTTCATTGTCATAATAATAGTGCTTATTCTTACTCAACAGGAAGATATATTCATGTGCTTTAGTACATCTATCTCTTACACTTTCTGGCATTGGGTTAGGTTTATGCCATATAATATCTTGCCTTAAGTACCATCCATCTGCTCTTAATGCAAATGCTAACATCCAAGGAATACCAATGAGATCTTTCTCTTTTAGTCCCTCTAATTTGTTTGCTCTTCTATTACATTGGTCAGGTAAATCTTGCTTAGTGTTACTAACAGTTTGCTGTGGTAATCCTCCTTTACCAGGTCTATAATTATAATAACTATCCCCAATGTTTAACCACAATGTGCCATCATCTGTTAGGTTATCTCTTACTAACCTAAACACATTTACCATCTCTTGAATATATTCTTCTGGTGATTGTTCTAATCCTATTTGTTTATCTTCCCCACCATAATCTCTCAACCCATAGTAAGGTGGAGATGTCACACAACACCTTGCTTTTTCATCAAATTGTTTAAGTGTATCTCTACAATCGCCAAATAAAATGGTATCTTTCATTAGTAATATTTTTTATAATAATCTTCAAAATCATCACCAACCTGTATTTCAATAGTATCAAATACTCTATTCAATGATTGAGCAAACATTCTATAACCACTACCCACATATAATTGACCAGCAACTACAGAAAAGGTTGCAATTCCCCAAAATAAGTAATAGAATCTAGACTTAACTTGGTTTCTTACTTTCTCTTTAGTAATCATAATAAATCATCCATCAAATACATTATGGCACAAAAAAACCCCAGTGTCAACTAGGGTTTCAATACTATGTTAGAATTTGTTTGCAGATTCTTCTGCTTTGATGTTGGTCATCACATTCAATTAGACAATCAAAGTAATCATTTACTAACTCCCTATCATTTAATTCTTGGGACTGGTTTATATTATTCCATGCTGCTAATTGATTGGATGAAATAAGATTGTGCATAAAATTCTCCCTATTGTTAACACATAACCAAGAAGGTTTGGTTACATCTTGCTCTCCAATTCTATCATTATTTATATAATTTGTCAGCAAATTTGCATATTTTTGACACATTTCTCAATTATGTATTAATACTTAACCAATAACATGTTACCCAGTATCTCAGTCTGTTTCATTCCCATTTTAATAGTATATTTAAGCATCAACTTCACATCATCTATATCATCCATCTTATCAATGGTTCTTGATATTTTCTCATACTCAAATTCCCTCTCTGTTGCTATCTTAATCTTGTCAGGATTCATGTTAGTACCTAGCAGGAATTGAACTATAACTATCTATATCTAATGGTCTCTCTTGCGATTTATACATATCTGCTAATGGATCTTCCCTTCTATTCTTAACATATTCTAACTGATTCCAATTATCTTTATTACATATTACACATACATGATTATTCTTATGTCGCATTTTCTTTCCAGATGAATACTCACAATGTTTCTTTGGATAAACTACAACTTCAATAGTAATATATTGTGTTAATGGATTCCATCCTTGTTTAACTCTTTTCTCATTATCTATAGGATCTCCCTTATGATAAACCCATCCCTCTTCCCAGTCGCCATTTGGTCTTTTCCAAATAACATAATCATCTACTTGTGGTTCATAAGTCATTTAAATACTCCAAAAATAGAATGTCTTGGTCTTGCTCATCAACATTGAATTCAAAATATAATGAGTCAGCATCACTTAGTTGATAATTATCAACTAATTCACTCATTCTTATGTTCCAGAATGATTGTAACTCAATCAAAGCATTTCTCTTTGTTTCATTCATAATTACTTAGACAATGAAATAGCAGGTTCACCCTGTCTGAAGATAGTGTCAACAACTGCATTTACTTTCTTTGATGTACTAATACCAACTCTATCATACACAGGAATAGACACAATGCCAAACTGTTTGTTAGCATTTCCCTTTCTAATCACTCTACCAATAGTTTGACTGATAGCAGTATAATTCATAGACCTGAGAAACAATACTGCCTCCAGTCCATTTACATTTATACCCTCAGATAGTATACTGTGATGTAACACAACAAATCTAGTATTGTCCTTACCCCACTGGTTCAATGTCTCAAAGAACTTGACTCTACTGACCTTGATGCCATTGATAACTGCACCAGTCTTGGCAGTGATGTACATCCAGTTGTATCCTCTACCATACAACTCTGTGCCTAGTTTACTGTTAGAAAACAACTGTACAATTTGAGATGTTCTTCTAGCACAGATAAGAATCTTATCTACAGAATTAGAATCAATACTAGACAATATATTATCAGCATCATCCTCACAAGTGATCTTTCTATCTCTGATCATATCACACTTATGGATTACAACTTTAGGTGGTAGTATGTAACCAGAATCAACCAACTCAGGTGCAGGTACTTGCTCAATCACTCTACCATATACTTCCTCATTGTTCATGCCTCTTTCATCACTACTACTGTGATGAGGAGTAGCAGTAAAGAAAAAGCACCTACGATTATTTGTAGTTGCAAAAAATCTAGTAGAAGGATAGAAATGTGATTGAACACTGTTGTGTGACTCATCAAAGTATATTGTATTTACAGGAATACTAGACTCCTTGATTCTGTGCAGTGAGTGATATGTAGTAAATATAATCTTATTACTGTACCAATTATTTGCAACCCATTGAGCAATAGTGTTAGAGTTAGTTGTACTGTAATGATCTGTATCACCACTGTGTACATGCAACACCTTTGCATTGTCAATTATCTTTAAGAAATCATTTGATAATTGCTGTGCTAATAATATTCTAGGTGCTACAACTACAATGGTTTGATTGCCATATTGAAACTGTCTATGCGCATCAGTAATCATGCACATAGTTTTACCACCACCAGTAGGCACAATCACCTGACCCTTGATGGTGTGAGTCATCTTGTCAACAATCCTCTCTTGATGAGGACGTAATTTGATCATAAATTTCCCTCAATGAATACATAATAAGATTAAAATAGGGTAAAGTCAATTATACCTGTGCCACTTCAGCAAGTGTCTCCATGCTCCTAAAACTACCTTCCATATCATAACATAACTTATAGTTCTCTGTTATTACATAATGTCCTATTATATTATTACCATCACAGTTCCATCCATATGCTATGACTCTCTCCTCACTACCATCAATTCTCATTTTCTTACTGCCATCTAGGTAAGAGTGGTATCTTTCATCTAAATTAAGCATTGGATTAAGAGTAATGTGAGGACATTCTAACATATGTTAGTTTTAGTATCTATAAACTTAATTGTCTCTTAATATTCTAGAAGTTTGTTATGGTAAATTGAACTAACCTTACACCCCAATTCATGAAGATCATGAATGATGTAATAAAGATTAATTTTTCTTTTGTAGAATAGATCACAAATCAATACTAAACTATTCATAGTATACAAACTATCAATGACTATGACAAGTAGGGGTGTGACAGTTTAGTAACTGGTCTATACTTCTTTAAACATCACAACAGAACTATAAACTCTCCTACTTCCATTATTATCCATAGTCCATGTAGTACCAGGTATTTGAACTGGTGATGAATATCTTGTTTCACCTGGATTCTTATTATTTCCCAAATATCCCCATGCATCTTCTCCCCATGTCCATAGGGTTCCATCAGTTTTAGTTGCTATATATCCTTTATCTCTTACTGAATGAATATTATCCCATGTAGTACCAGGTACTTGCTCTGGAGAAGCATGATTGCTGGTATCTCTAGTATTTCGTCCTAATTGTCCAACATTATTCCTTCCCCATGTCCATAATGTACCATCAGTTTTAACTGCTGCCTGTCCATAACCAATAACTGCATTTTTACTCCATGTAGTACCAGGAACTTGAACTGGTGATGAAAAATTCCCAGTACTTCCATTACCTAATGCACCTTTATAACTTCTACCCCATGACCAATATGTTCCATCAGTTTTGATTGCTCCATAATGAGCATCACCACCACTAACACTAGACCATGTAGTACCAGGTATTTGAACTGGTGATGAATATTTTGTAGAAGTTGGTTGATTGAGTCCTAAAGCACCATAACCATTATTTCCAATTGC